GCCATCTGTGATGTGTCATAATCCGAGGAACCGAACACGCGGATGATGTTGACAGCACCGCATCGGTACGCATCGAAAATCTTAACCTGTCTACCGAGGTGGTTGCCGACCCACTCACGTATAAATGGCTCAACCTGATCCAGCGGCACCTCCTCTGCCGGGAGTGAGACCCCGCCGGTATCCCGTACAGCATTCCTGTAAACATCAAGCGGAGCCGCACCAACCTTAGCCGATATCTGGTCAATGAGCACCCAGGCGTAAGCGTTGGCATCAAGGCTGCGGTGTTTCTTCTCTTTCTTCTGCGGCAGGATCTCATACAGCCCCTCCTTGAATCCATAGACGAACTTCAGCCCGTCGGGGGGCTCACACTTGAGGTGGAGCTCCCCCTTTTCATACCTGGCTCCGAAGATCTTCATCCGGCCCGCCTTGCTTTCATCCTCGCAGCTCCGCAGTTGTAGCAGATCTGGTCACCGAAGTTCTGCATGCCCATCACGGCTACCTCTTTCGGGCTCAGGTGCTGACCGTTCTGGAGTCTCACGTCAGTGATGATCTGTCCGCAGTCCTTGCAGTAGTAGTAACCGTCCTCAGCTTCTTCCGGTCCCGGCTGCACATCCGGAGGAGGCGGAGCCTGCCGTGGCTGCTTCGGTGCCTGCTGCTGCGACTGCTGCCTTGACAGTTGCTGCTGTCTCAGCGCCTCCTGATTGCGCACCGGCTGCGGCTGCTGCGTTGGCTGCGTTGGCTGTGGTGCCTGCTGCGTTGGGCGCGTTGGCTGCTGCGTTGGCTGCGGCCTGCTGGGCGGCGGCGTTTCCGCGTCCGGGTCCGGCATCTCTTCCGTCGGGATGCAGAAGGTCTGGAACATCGCGTATTTCATCGCCACGGCCATTGCCTTGTTGCTGGCCTTGTCGCCGCTGTCCATGCCCTCGCCGACCACGACTGCGCTCACGTTGCTGCCGTCCTCGGCATAGAATGTGTATCGGACCTTGAGAATGGAGTAGATCAGGTTCCCGCCCCTGCTTGACTGCCGCTCCTCTCTCTTTGCCTCCAGGACCTCGGGGACCATGAAGATCCCCGCCTCGCTCATCAGCGGCTGAAAGACGTTCATCACGTCGTCGATCCCGCGGTACATAAAATTCTGCTGCTGATTTCTCTTTTCTTTCCCGATGGCAACACCCTTCTTCATGATGCTGCCGATTGCTTCATAGATGTTCATCACTTCCACCCCAGTTCTTTCTTCAGATAGTAGATATCAAGCAGGTGCTTGAAGATACCGAACCACTTCCTGGTATCCGCTACGCTCCGCTCCTCAAAGCCTTCGGTCTCGTCCCTGCCTACCCGCAGGATGCGGACCTCTTCCACCGGGCATCCGTTCTCCCGCAGGAGTTCGGCATAAGCCGCCAGCTGCACGAAGTACTCCTCATAGATCGCCTTGCCGGTCTTGAAGTCCAACAGCGTCGGCTTCCCGTCCAGAACGCAGTAGCAGTCCACCGTGCCGCCGTAGCGCATCGTGTCGCTGACCATCTGCTTCTCGCAGAAGACCACGTCGATCTTGTGGCGCTTCTTCCATTCAAAGAAGCTGAGCACCGCGTTCTCGGCCAGGTCCATCTGCTGCTTGCTGTAGAGGTCGCGGTCGATGGTGTCGTCCTGCAGATCCGCCTGGATCAGCGCGTGGGCCAGCGTGCCGACGGTCGCTGCCTCGTCCGTGTACTTGCTGCTGTCAATCCCTTCCAGTCCCAGCCGGTTTGCCCAGGTGACGAGAAAGGGCTTGTTCAGCAGTCCCGTGATGGTGGTTGCGCCCGGAACGATCTGTCCGTCGCTGGTCTTGTATCTCACATGCGCCTTTGCGCTCTTCTTGATCTTATCTGCCATGATTACAGTTCTCCTTTACTGATAATTTCTTCCAGTGCCATCTCCTCGAAGGTGACCTGGTCGCCTCGTTCTTCATCCAGTGACCGCAGGTAGTGCCGGAAGGGCTTGATCCTTCTGAGGATGCTCATTGCCCTGGCGCAGTCTTGTCTGTACTGAAGCTCGACTTCTTCGTCGTTCTCTGCGATGAAGTAGCCTTTCCCGTTCTGCAGGTTGCAGATCAGGTGCCCCTCGTTCCGGAGCTCTTCAATTCGCTGCCGCACCACCCGGTCGCTCAGACCGGTGTGCATCGAGATCCAGTCCCTGGTGTTCGCAAGGTCCGCCCCGTGGCAAATGCAGGCGAGCACCCGTGTCCGCTGTTCGCGGATTAATTCTTCGTTTGACATCGTGTCCCTTTCCGGATATAATATCCGTAGCTCATCAAGTTCCTGTGGCCTTGCCGGACCCCCATCCGACAGGGCCGCTCTTATTTTGTGGCGGCATCGAAAGCCTCCTCATACGGCACCCCGACCGCGTCACAGAAGGTCATGATGTCTCCGACTTTCCACTTCTTCGCCGGTCTCCGGAGCATTGCCCTGACATTGTCCCCCGTGCACCCGAACGCCTTGCCCACATCGTCCGAGCGGATCCGCTGCATTCTCATCCGCTCCCGGAACAGGGCGCTCAGCACATTAACCGGCGGTGCCTTATTGATCCATGTCAGCCTCGGCATCTCGCTCACCCCGCTCAGGGAAAAGCTTGCTGACGAGAATATTGAAGCGATCTACATCTTCGTGGGAAATCATCTTCGGCTTTTCCAGGCCTTCCCTAATTCTTCTTTGAAGCATCGAGAGCTCTTCGAGCTTTTGCACTGTCTCTTCGCCTTCGGCCTCTCTGACAATGTCCTTCAGTATGCTGGTGATAAGCTTGGCCCTAATCAAATCGTTCAGTTGGTCTTTGTCCATTGTGATGTTCTCCTTTCTTGGATGTTGAGTTTTCTTGGATGTTGAGTTTTCTCAACTCATGCTGCAAAAAAATAACGACCGATATCCGCAGGCGCAATCCCGAGCACATCTACTATGCTCTGAATATCTGTCTGCTTAAATGGATATCGGCCGTTCAGCTTTACATTCAGCTGGCTGTGGCTCATGCCTGCTGCGGCAGCGAGAGACTCCTGCGTGAAGCCTTTTTCGCGCATAAGTCCCAGTAATGCAGAGTAATTAAACTGCTGATTCATCTGTGCCATCTTTTCGATCTCCTTTCTGTGGAATGTGTTGAGAAAACTCAACTGTGCATATACTATCACAGACGTTGAGCGATGTCAACAATTATTTTTGAGATTTCACAACTTTTTGTTGATTTGTCTCAACCGTTGCTGTATAATACACATTGTAAAGGAGTGAAGCTTAATGACCGAGAAACCAGCTACTTTTGCAGAACGTCTCCAGGAATTGATGCAGGTGAAAGGCCTGACAAAAAGCGCTCTTGCAAAACTGTGCGACATCGACAGATCAAATATCACCAGATACTGCAAAGGTGACTATGAAGCAAAGCAGGATGTCGTTTACCGGATCGCGGGAGCACTTCACGTTAATATTCCTTGGCTAATGGGCTATGACGTACCGATGGAAGACGCCATCACGATTGATGAGTCCAATCTGTGGGAGGTCCCACGTTTATTCGGGCTTCAGGGGAAAAATAATGTTATCCCGATTCCCCAGATGCGCTCGGTTCCTCTGGTTGGGACCATCGCCTGCGGTACGCCGATTCTCGCAGAGCAAAACATTGAAGGCGATGTTTCCGCTCCGGATCACGTCCACGCTGACTTCGCTCTGCGCTGCCAGGGTGACAGCATGATCAACGCCCGGATCTTCGATGGCGACATCGTATACATCCGGCAGCAGGAGACTGTGGACGACGGTGAGATCGCTGCCGTTCTGATCAACGACGAGGCCACCCTGAAACGCGTGCACCTTTATGAGGATCATGTCGTTCTGGAACCGGAGAACCCGCAGTATCGTCCCCTCGTCTATTGGGGGATTGATATGAATGCGGTCCGAATCCTCGGCAAGGCCGTCGCGTTTACAAGTGTTGTAAGATAAAAAGGGGGTATAACATGTATCTGTCGCCCTTTATCATTCTTTGCGTTTTGTTTGCGTTCATCTGCATTGTAGCTTTTATTTCGTGGAGACACAAAAAAGTAATAAAAAGGATAAAGCGTAATTGCAAAGATAAAATCATAAAAGCTCAAATGGCCGCTAAAGCCGCAGAATCAGATAAGTCAATTCAGGAATATTCCATTTCTGTTTACAAAATACACGCAGAAGCGTGGTTTCGCCATCTTGAACTGCAATGCCGCGAAGACCTCAAGGCGCGTCAAAAACAGAGCCAATTTGTATCCATTCACCAATGGGACGATGAGGACTCACTAAGCGGGCCGGAATTAGCAGTTCACTACCACTCTGAAATGCTCCATAAGCTGGCTTCCGCTGCATCAAATGAAAGTCAAATTCAAATTGTCCAAGAATACGTTCCTATGATTATAGAGAATCTTGTTATATTCCAGGGCCGATATGTAGACCTTTTAGATGGCAAGCCTGCCTATTATGACTTCCGAGCTCTCTTGGATTTTTACAATATCAAGTAATGATCCACTGTCTTGAATGTATTCAATTATGAAATGTCCATACTGTAAACATTCTGTCCCGGATGAGTCCGTCTTCTGCATGATCTGCGGGGAGCGGATCGCCCGGAAGAAGCGCGAAAAAAAACCGCCCGCGAAGTACCCAAAATACCGGGTCCTCGCCGACGGCAGCCTGCTCGGCCAACTGATGGTTAACGGTACACGCGAGACCATTAAGGCTGAGAACGAAAAACAATATAAAGCAAAGATTGATGCCCTGCGCACCGGCATTGCCGAGATGAAGGCCCATCCGGAAAAGCGCCCGCTCAAGCAGGTCCTTCGGGAGTACATCGACAAGAACGACGGCATTCTCTCCCCTTCCACCATCTGCGGTTATGAGACCATATACCGGAACCGCTTTAAGGATTACATGCCTCTGCAGATCGGGAAGATCGACTGCCAGGAAATGCTGAACGAAGAGGCAAAACTCGTCGCTCCCAAGACCCTGGAAAATTCATGGAGCCTGGTGGCCACGGCCTTTCGTGACGCGAAGATCCCTGTGCCGGAAGTGAACCTGCCCGCTGTCCCGGAATCAGATGAAGACTTCCTGGACTATGAACAAATTCAGATCTTCCTCCAGGCCGTCGAGGGTGACCGCTGCGAAACTGCTGCCCTCCTCATGCTGCACGGGCTGCGGATGTCCGAGTTGCTGAAGCTGGATGCGCAGACGGATACCACAGAGACCGACATCTTTGTCCGTGGCGCGGTGGTCCCGGATAAGAACTTCAAGCTGGTGGAGAAGAAGACGAACAAGAACCGGACCTCCACCCGGACCGTGCCTATCGTGATTCCCCGCCTGCAGCAGCTGATCCCGGACTCCGGGAAAGTGGTCACGGTCCCCCGCTCCACGCTGAACCGAAGAGTTGTCCAGATTTGCACTGCTGCCGGCCTTCCGCCCTGCTCTCCGCACGATCTCCGAAGATCCTTTGCCAGCCTGGGATACCATCTCAAATGGTCCGAGCGCACCATCATGCTCCTGGGCGGCTGGTCCAACATTGAGACCGTCCACAAAATCTATGTCAAGCTGGCGCAGAAAGACGTCAATGCCGACGTCCAGGCGATGCGCGATTACTACGGATTTACTACTGGCTGACCACAGCAAAACGGTAGTAAATCCGTAGTAATTTTACCGTTTATGTGCCTTTACGGACGTAAAAAACGGCTTACGGACTGCTACGGACGCCGGTGAGCGTGTGTAACTTTTCACCGCAAAAAGTTCGGGAAAATAAAGAAAAGACGGGGAAATTCATCATTTCCTCGTCTTTTTGTATGGCGGAGAGAAAGGGATTCGAACCCTTGCCGCCGAAGCCAAGCATATAGGAATTACTGATACTTTTTACGTTTGGTAGTAATTTTGTAGTAATTATTCCTCTTTGTCTTCGACCGGCTCTCCGAAAATCGGGGCCATAACGACCGGCTCTGTGTTCGCTGCGTCAGCCATGCCTTCGCCGATGATATAGGCGATCACGCTGGCTGCAGACATGATCACGCCGGAGATAGTCTCGACGCTTTCTGCATCCACCTTGAACGCCATCAGCAGACCGCTGACCAGGCCGATCACAGCCAGCCAGAACTTTCTGCTTGTGAGTTTCCGTTTCCAGTCAATAGCCATCATTCTACCTCCTGAAAGATTTTGCGCACGCCGTCAAATTCCTTTTTGACCTCTTCGACGGATTCCGCCACCATGTTGTAGGCCGCTTCTTTCGTCACGACGATAAATACTTTCTTGTCCATGTTATTTCTCCTTCAGAAATTGGATTGCGGTCTTGATTTCCGCGATGTCTGTACTGATTTCCCCGAATCGTTCTGCGTAGCCATTGTGTGTGTCCAGCTTCCGGTCCACGGTCTGCATCCACATTTCAAGCTTCGCGTCCCGTTTCGCATCCGCGATTTTCTGCTTGCTTGCCACTGCCCGATTATTGACCAGGCAGACGATGACAGCCACAAGCCCTGAGATGATCGAGGCAATAACGGTTGCCTGCGCCGGTGTAAGATTCTGCATTGGTATCACCTCTCCATAAGTTTTGCCCAGCTCATCGGGCCAGCTACTGCGTCCGGATCAAGCCCGTTCTCCTGCTGGAACTGCTTGAACTTCTCCGAGAGTGCGCTGCCCCAGATGCCGTCAATCAGCACACTGTATCCTCTGCACTTCAGGATCGCCTGCAGCAGCCAGACTTCCGGCCATCCGGAGCAATGGAAGTCAATGGTTCTTGGCGGCCATGTCTTCGGGACAGGGATTCCATCGTCGTCTGTTTCCGGTTCATCCGGTTCTCCATCATTGGAAACTGTTCCTGAAAGCTCGATCTCTGCAGCGATTTCTTTTGCATACTTGAAGCGCGCATCCACGTTGCAGTAATATGGTTGCTCGTAGAGTCGGCAGACCTTATCGGTCGCCGTCCAGATGTCATCCGTGGTCCGAAGGATCCGCAACAGATCGGCATACTGCCCCTGAGTTGTAAGCTCATGCAGAGCAAACGCAACCTGCATGGTCACATCGTCCAGAGCTTTCCCGGATTTCTTCCAGAAGTCATACAGGTCAAGCTTTCTGCCTTGCCCTGTCTGGAAATTGAAATAAGTCCACTGCGCCAGGCCGAAACCTTTCTGATCTCTTGCAAACTCCTGCCTGCTGATTGCTCCGCTCGTGACTCTGGCCGTGTAGTCTTTGCTCGCGGTACGATATGCAGAAAAATCGTTTTGCAGTCTCCCCGGCTCACATCCTGATTCCGCTTGCCAGTTGCCAAGGATGCCAAGGGCACCGGCCTCGGTGATTCCCGCATTACGGAGCAGTTTGTAAATCAATTGTTTGTTGCTCATATCATTCCCTCAATGAATTCTTCCAGCTCTTCTCTGGTGATCATGGAGCTTTCCCTCCCCATGACCCAAATGCAAAGATTGCCGCTGCTGATACAATTGCGATGGCAAACATGATCTTGACCAAAAGCATCCCGGCATCCCTCCTGTTTTACAGTTTTACAACCGGGTTAATTGTGCTTATATATGGCTGCCCGGTTAACCGGGATAAAGGATTGAATGGTTTTGGTTTGCACACATTGGTCTGATCCGGTTTATCACCCCGAAGCTTAATCAGATAATTGATTTCGTCCGGAGTCCCAGTTACCATAACGTTGTCAATGATTGCCGTCATTCCATCATCCCTCCTGATTTTTAAATGGACTGCCGGGAGGACTCGAACCTCCGACACTATGGCTCTGGCCTGCTGAGCTACGGCAGTCTGTTTTCCGACCTCGTGACTATCTTGTGAAAATCATGGTGAAATCACGAGATAGCCGTTAGTGATTTAGGCCGCCTGAAGCTCCCATGAAAAATATAAGCACTGCCGACACGGCGACAAGATCATGATTCGCGCAAATAGCATATTGGCATCCCTCCTGATTTTATAAAACCACGGGCAAGGATTTGCACCTTGCATGACAGCATTGCGACTAATCCTCCTTAAATCAGCGGGAGTATCTGTCACACGTTCTAAGCGTCTACCTATTCCGCCACCGTGGTTTGTCATCAAAGTAGGCCTTTGTAAAATGATTCTGTCTCCCGCCCGCCAACCGCACAATTGCGCTGTATCAGTTACTACTAACGTACACACCGGAGCATTCGCACCATGCTCCATTCGCAATGGCTTGCCGTGTGAATATAGTTCCTGCGTTGTCGATATAGAAGCCGCTGTTTGCACCGTTTACGTTTCCGCTCAGTTCAACTTTTGATGCTCCATAGCTGATCGGGAACCCTGTAATTATCGCCCAATTTGCACCGATATCTTGTGCAGCCTTAAACATGCAATACACAAATACGATTTTGCCCATTGTCCCTATAGCAAACTTCTTAATAAACAACTGAGCGTTTGTTATTCGGTTCTGAAATATACTGCCATTTGTTTCAGTTAACAGCTCTGTTCTCCATGCTTCCTGTCTTTCGATTTTGCTTGTTGCCATATCTCTATGGCGCTGGTCCGGCTGGTTCCAGTATCTTATAATCCAACATTGAACTCGACAGTGATGTATTCACCGGCGCTGTAGCTCGTATTAGAGTTAATGTTTCCATTTGCATTGAAGTAGAACATTGTCATCCGTGTTACTGCCGCATCCCATTGGCCTGCTCTCACGCTTGCCAGCAAAAATGTATATGCAGGAATCGTTGTTCCCAATGAAAATATCGCTGCGTTTGAATTCCAGTTTGCTTTGCATTTTAGGATTACAGCACCAACAATTGCATGATTGTCGATCTCTCTCACGTTTGACTGAGCTATCTCAAAATAACTTGGTTCGAGAAGCGTCACCGGCAGGACCTTGGAAGATACTGGTAGATTGATTGCGCTTGTTGCCATACCGTTCTCGGCGTGGCTGAATGATCAGATAGCGTATGTTACGGCGAAACCAACTTGGTTGCACTGTTGAGAAGAAGAATACGCCATTTGGACTGTCCCATCGGCATTGATTGTTGCCAGAAGAGGAACGAAACCGACTCCGTCTATAGACATAAAGCCGAAGCCTCTGACTTGATGACTCGGACGATATCCAGCAGGAATAACAAAATAGGTATGTGTCCCGGCATCTTGATTAGTCATCGTGTGGATTCTTCCACTCGCCGTGACAATATTGCCTACTCTGGTACAAGAATTAGAGTCAATAGTTCCGGTAGCAATGTCGCTCCCCTTGGCAACAGTTGTTACGCTATGGCTGGCTTTGCTATCTGATATAACACTAACTGCCATCAGGGAGTCACCTCCCCGATGAAATCACTCAGCCTGTCTGATTGCTCAGACTTCCTCAGACCTCCTTTCGGAAGTCTGTTCGGAGGCAAGAAGCTTAACCCAGCGCCTTGCCTCCTTTCTCGGTGATGCGGGGAGTACCCCCCCCCCGATTGTAACCGAATTGTAGTTAACTCTCATAGCTCATCCCTCCGTGATTGCCGTCCACACTTCAGGTGCCCTTACCACCGCACCGTTGGAGTCGTTGATGTATGCACAGACATAGTCGCATTCGGCCTGTTTCCCGTATGCCCACGCCACAAATTCATTGTGAAACGCCTGTTCGGCGGCGTCTCTGGTGTCATGAATGGCAACGCCCTTGGTGTACGTTCCGTTTACACGATGGATGGTGCTGACAAAATACTTGATTTCGTTCATTGTCTGTTCCCCCCTGTTAGTTTTGTTTGAGAATGAATGTCGGACGGAGATAAAACGTTGCGCTGAAGTTTGCAATCGTCACAGACCACGCATTTGCCGCAGTAGTGATCGTAATGTCACAAGTCGGAGCGTTCTCCGGGATTGGAGTTGTGCAAGCCGCATCCGAAAACATGCCCCAATTCGCCACCACATGATTGGCAGTCAGGCCGGCCAACGAAATGCCTGAAGTCGTTCCGTTTCCGCTGATCGCCTGCGCCGCTGCCTGGAGGACTGCACAATCCAAATCTTCATGTATCTCATTAATCGCGCCTTTGATCGTCTGTGCTTCTGTTTCGAGCGGGTCCGTTCCAATGTCCGACTCATCTATGACAATACTGGCGATCTCCTGCTTGTCGCTGGCTGTCAGGACATAATCGTTTCCCGGATCGCCTTTCGGGCCTTGCGGTCCTGTGGCCCCCGTGGCTCCGGCTTCTCCCTGCGGTCCGGTTGCGCCTGTTGCTCCGGTCTCCCCACGGATTCCCTGCGGTCCCTGCGGTCCGGTCGCTCCCGTGGCTCCTGTGTCGCCCTTGTCTCCTTTCTCCCCGGCGTCGCCTTTGTCTCCCTTGTCGCCCTTGTCCCCTTTCGGGCCCTGGGCACCTTCCAGCTGGCCGAGGTCTCGCCACTCTCCGTTATCATACATGTATATGTTATACGGTGCTGAAATTCCGACGTTATACATAATGGATTGTTCCGCCACGGCCGGAAGATCGGCGACCGTCCTGACCGTGCCTGAGATGAACAGGCCCGTGCCCGGATCGCCTTTCGGTCCCTGCACACCCTGCGGTCCTGTGGCCCCGGTATCGCCCTTGTCTCCCTTATCACCTTTCGGGCCAGGATCTCCGTCAAAAGCCCCTGCTTCCGCATCGGCTTTTACCTGCCTTGCAATCTGCAGTGCTTTCGCCGAGGCTTGCTGCACCTGCTCCGCCCAGCTTGGCGTCGGTATGGCCGGATCCATCTCCGAAGGCGTTGTGCCGTCTTCTATGCGTCCCACCACGGCCCAGATCGTCGGGATAACCTTCGTCCCATCGCCGTCGCTGCCGTATACGCCGATCCGCAGCATGTCTCCGGATTCCGTCAAGACTTCCCACGGGACTTCACAGGCATTGTCCGTAATAAGCACGTCCCGCTCTGTGCCGCTGCCCTGGAAGACTGCCGTCGCCGACAGGCCATCCCAGTCATCTGAAAACAGAAACGTTACCGGGATCCCGACTGCCCCGGATGTCGCCGGCGTCAGCGGTATCGCCTCTGCGTTTCTGTTGTTTACCGTTACACGGATCATTCGTATCACCTCGCTATCATAATAAGGAATCGAGGCGGGAAACCGAATCCCCGCCTCTTTAAATTTTACGGATGTTTTGCCGCCCAGCTTTGAAGCGTTTTGCTCCTGGCTCCGTTCCACTGCGACCGCCAGATCACTTCCGCTTCTTCGAAGCTTATCTCACCGGACTTGACCGCATCGCGGAGCATGAATCCCATCTCATCCTGCGTAATGCTGTCGTTGCTGTTTGTGTCCGCTTTCTGCAGGAGCTGTACATATCTGTCCAGCGTCATGCCGGACGGCTTCGCGCCATAAGCCGCTTCTTTCTTCTCACTGTAAACGGGTACGGCTTTCCTGAATCCGTCATAGTCCGTGACCTTGCTGTCCTGTACCGCCGCCGGAGCCACCGCGCCGGAGCTCGTCGTGCTCGTCTTTGGTTCTGAGCTCTTTGGCTCTTCCTTGCCGCGCCACTTGTCGAAGGTCTTGCTGTTTTCCTTGTTCCACTGGGACTTCCACAGCGCCTGCGCCTGTGCTTCTGTGATCTCACCTGCGGCCAGAGCATCAACCAGATACTCGCCCAGCTCATCCTGCGTCGGTTTCGTCGTTCCGTTGACATCTGCCTGCGACATGATGCTCTTGTATGCGCTCTTGGAAATGCCGGTATTCTCCACATATTCCTTCCACGACGCGACGCTCTCGTCACTCAGCTGGTTTCCGTCATAGGTCCGGATTTTCCACTCATTCTTCCGGTCGTTCATGATCGTATTCCAGATTGCGGTAGCATCTCTCGTCAAATTAGATGCCGCCACTCCGGACAGCTGGCTGACTGCCTGCAGCGCCTTATACACTCTGCCCCACGGCGTCATTTTCCCGTAATAGGTGGCTTTTGTCGGCTTGTCCAGCTTCCATTTATCCGGCAGGAACTCCAGGTTCAGTCTTGCCGTCTCGATCCAGATATTTGCCGCGTCGATGGCCGTGCTGAAGGCTGTGATGGACATGTCTCCGCTCTTGTATCCCTGCAATGTGCTGATGATGTTCTTCACATACGGCAGCTTCCCAACGAGCGACAAATCCTGCGCCAGGTTACCCTTGAGAATATTTCCTTCTCCGAGTAGCGCCTGCAGCACCTTATCCCAATACTCTTCGTCATCGTCATCTCTGGCTGCGTCCGCAATGGATTCCATAATGGCGGAGAAGGCTGCGCTTGCAGTGTAGACTGCGATAGCCTTGGCAAAGGTACGCCCGTTGCGCTTCCACGCTTCCGGCTTCCCCAGCCGCCTGACGTCGCTCTGGTATTTGCTGTAAGCATCCAGCAGAATGTTATAAGAAAGAGTCGGCTCCGCCATAAACGAGCTGTTTACTTTGGAGTACATGGTCTTGCCCCGCATGATCTCCGATCTGGTCAGCGTGCTGTCCATGACCTGGGACGCATACACGACTTCCCGGAACAGGTCTGCTGTCCGGTCCATCAGGGCCTTTCCCTGCAGGCTGCCGTTCTCACCCTTCGCCTGCCGTTTGCACGCGGTCCAGAGCATGGACCAGGTCAGCTGATCCCCCAGCTCCGCTGCCTTCATGGACGCCTCTGCGACCTTGTCCTTCCAGGTGTCGTCGTGCTGGATCTGCCCTCGCATTCCTCTGGCAATGTCCGTATCGTAGTAGCCGAGAGACTTCCACACCGCGGTGCCGGAGTACTTGATCGCTTCCTGATATGCTGCCTTGCTTGGGACAATGCCCACCATGTACTGCGGCTTCAGCACCGTCGTCGCCCTCACATAAGAGGTCGGCTGCAGCAGCGCCACTCTCAGGTTGGCACCCACCGCCGCAATCTTGTAGTTGCTCAGCAGCTTCCCGAATCCCGGGTCTCCCCGGTCTCCGGATTCCGTCGTGCCGTTGATGTCCTGCATCAGCTTCCGGAAATAGCTCAGCGCCTTCGGGCCGTAAGCCTGCTTGATGGTCGCCTGCATGGTCTCTGTCGTGAAGGTCTTGCCGTCCCCCGGGATCTTTTCCTTGTAGTTGAAGTACTTGATCGCATCCAGGATCGGCAGGCCCATTCCGTTGAGCTTCGCCATGTCCGACATGTGATCCGCGAAGGTGTCGAAGATATTCCCCACCACCAGCGCGTTGTTGGCATGCGGGTTCAGGCTCTTGCTGCTGGAAAGGTTCAGCAGGCGGAACATACTCGCGTTCTGCGGCAGGTCCTGATCGCTCATCGGCCGGTCCGTCGGCACAGTCTTGATCGGATAGTAGTTCTCACCCTCGGTGTAGAAGTTGTACCCGAAGCGCCTCATGGAGATCTCGTTGCCCCATTCCGCGCCCTTCCGCGCCATGTACCCCTGCAGGGCTTTGGCAACCTTCCGCTGCCGTCCGTCCAGTGTACCCGTGATCTGAAGAATATCCTCCATCGTCAGGTGATACTGAGCGGTGCTGATCTTCGTTCCCTTCTTGGTCTGGATGTCTCCGATCTGGATGCCTCCGGCCTCGATGTGCTTCAGCGCCTGCTCACGGTTCAGGAGCATCGAGAGCTCCATGATCTGCGCCGTGGTGATCTTCATCTTGCTGCCGTCCGACAGCGTGAATTCGTTTACCTTAGTCTTCCATTCCCGGACCTCCTTGTCCGTGTACAGGTTCTCTGTGAACTTCATGATCTCCTGGGCCCGGAAGGCCATCTTCTCCCAGCCTCTGGCGAATCCGTCGAAGATGCTCTCTCCGCCCTTGCCAAAACGCCGGAAGACGTAGTACGGAGTGCCGTTCTCCCACATGAGGAAGCCTGTCGCTTTGCCGGTCTCGCGTTCGCTCACTTCGCCCATCTTCTTCATCTGCTCGATGTCCTGCCCGGCCGCCTCCCGGATGCTCTCAAACCTGGCGTTCGCCATGAAGTGGTTGAGGTTCCGGATCGCCGTGTTCAGGTTGCTCAGGAAGTTGCTGAGCTGCTTGAGCTGCTGCGCGTTCATGCTGTTGATGGTGAATTCCCTGCCCATCTTTAGGGCCTGGTCCACCATCTCGATGCAGGTTCTCAGGTATTCCATGTTCTCTTCCGAGATATCCACATAGCCGCCCAGATCCGCCTGCACATCGCTGCTGCCGTCGATGTAGCTCTGCTGCCCGCTGAGCATCCGCTCCAGCTCCCGCAGCCGCTCGCCGAACTTCAGGTCCGCCTTCGTCTCGTCTCCGCCCCGCAGCGCCCGCTTCGAGGTGAAGTCCAGACTCTCCAGGAACTCCGCCACCGGCCGCTTCAGGGCCTCCGGCACATGGTGCTTGTCGTCGTTGCGGATCAGCATCTCGTACAGGCTCGCGGCCTTCCGCTTCACCTGCTCGCGGTACTTCGTGGTCCCGGCGCTCTCCTCGCGGCGGTCCCGGGCCTTCTTCTGGATTTCCTTGTAATGGTCCTTCAGACCCTGAATCTCCTTGGCCGCCCGCTCGCGTTCTTTCGCTCGGACCTCGGCCACTCTGGCCGTGCCCTCTTCCCGAACCTGCGCAATCCGCTGCTCGGATTCTGCCTGTAGGGCGCTGTAACGCTGGTCCGCTTTCTTCAGGGCGCTGGTCAGGTCGTAAACCTGATCCCGCAGCTCGATGAGCTCGCTCTTCGCGTCTTTGCCTTCCTGCTGCAGGCGTTCCAGCTCTTCCTTTATGATCTCGCCTCTTGTCGTTGCCGCGTCCAGCTTCTTCCGGATCTCCCGGTTTTCCTCTGTCACCGCGCCCAGCTGGTCGAAGGCTTTTTCCGCCTCTGCCGGCAGCAGCGGCCGAAGGACATTCTCGTTCATCACCCGGAAGGCGATGCCGTTTGCGATGGCCTCCACCGCCTCGCCCATATAGGCGTCGAAGGGATTGACCGTCATGCTGTCGGATGCCGCCAGAACGTCGGCAATGATCATGATCTCCTCGCCCTCGTTCGCGGGACCGTTGTCCGACCCCGCCTCCGGGAAGTAGTAGTCGCCGAAGTCTGCGTGCAGCTGCTCATAGAGCTGATCCACGCTGATTCTTCCCTCGCCCGCTTCGGAAGAGAGATACACGCGTTTCCCGAACAGGCTGTTTTTCACGTTCTTCAGGCCGCCGTAGGAATCCAGCTCGCCCAGGAACTCCGGCTTGATGTAAACCTTCTGTCCATCCAGGCTGCCCCGGATCTCCCGCAGCTGCCCGTTGTCGGTCTCCACGGTCTCCTCGGCTCCCTGCGCGATGAGCGTTGCCGCTTCCCGTGCCAGCTCCTTGACCCTTGCCTCGTCCAGTTTCTCCA